TATATATATATATATATATATATATATATATAGTAATAGGGGTGTTATCTAAAAAGAGGCTGTTATCCTTTCCATGACAGCGCTTCAACCTAATTTTAAATTTACAAAACTTAACATCCTCAAAACCATCATTATTATTGCTTTTGAACCTAGTTGTGGAGGATTTTTATATCAACATTTATTAGGTTTCAGCGATTTTTGTCCTGAAAAGAGTTGTTGCTATATGGTTCTGGGGTTTAAATTTAAAATTTTTGTTTTGATATATTTATTTTAGTAGCGAACCCTTTACCTTGTCCTATATAACCATCTTTTATATCTAATATACTGTGGTCAAATTTAGCACCAAGTGTCATTGGATGCTGAAATAAAGTAAATACAACATCTCCTGTATATCTATCAATATCATAACAACGGCAAATTTTAAACTTATCTGTGTAATCAACAATCATAAATGCTATTTTTGATTCGTTAAATTCTTTTATATAATCAACTCTTGTTTTGTCTTTTCTATAAACTTGTTTATGTTTGGGGTCAATATAAAACAAACTGGTTTCTGTTTTTTGTTGTATATCAGATGTATATGTTTTAAATACATACTCAATAGTATGCTCAAGCTTTAAAGCTATTAAATTTTTAAAATTTAAACTTTTGTTATCATTTTGCTCATCTTCACAGACATAAGAAGGGGTCATAATTGCTTTAATAATTATTTTGTCTTCATTATTAATAGGAGTGTATTCATTACCTTCAGGATAATGTACAACTTTTGTTCCTGCAGGTTGCTTTTGCCTTACAAGCTTCATAGGAACATCCTTTTTGTACTGATTGTAATAATATACTTTATTTTTATTATCATATAACCAAACAAGGTAATATTTTTTTGTTTTAATTATAGAACTTCTATCAGCCTTCCAATTATTATTAATTTTAAACCAATCTTCAGCATGTACTGGCAAAAAGAAAAACAATAAAAAACTTATTAAAAGAAGAAATCGAAGCATTACACATTCTCCTTACTTCCATTCCAAACAACACGCCCAACAATATCTATTTTATTATACTCTAAATTTTCAAAAGTATAATGTTCTGTATTATATTTTTTATTCTTAGATATTATCAATAAATCATCACCTTGGGTTTTAAGTAGTTTCACCCTTAATTCATTATTCTGGTTAATAACAAATATTTGGTTATTACCTGTTTTTTGCGAAGTATCAACCATTAGCAAATCACCATCTTTAATATCATCAGGTTGGTTCCAACCGCTATCCATACTATCACCTTTAGCATAAATTACATGAAGATTATCAAAAGTATTTCTTTTTAAAATCTGCTTCAAATATCTTTTATCAAAGTACATTTGTTCTTTTTCAGGTTCATTATCAAGATAAGTACCACTACCTGCTGCAGCTCCAATATTATAAAATGGGATAGCAACAACATTAGAAGTTTCTATTGTTTTTTCCTTAACTTCACCAAAACTCATTAAATCTACATTATAGATTTCTTTTATCTTCAACAATACTGGTTTAGAAACTTCTCGTTTACCACTTTCCATATTAGCTATAGTTCCTTGCGAGAAGCCTAGTGTTTCAGCAAATTTAACTTGATTAAGTTTTAAAGACTTTCTAAAATTACGTAATTTAAGCTGTAAATTCATTATTCACACTCATTTTTAAATGTTTCTTATTTTTTTGAAATAAAAAATTGACATTTATTTCATATTGTGATATTATAAAAATATCGAGAGTTACAAAACACTAAATCAAAATAAGTCAGAGGAAATATAAAATTAAAAGATAAATTTAATTATCACAATGAAATATTAAAAGATAGTTATATAAATTCTACCTATAAATCACCCAACTTACAGGTATATAAGTTAAAATACTATTTTAGCTACCTTTTTATAAATAACATTATTCAAGAATAGTCCGACTTATTTTTATTTTCAATGTACAAATTGAGATAAATATCACAAACCTGAATAACTCATCAGCGAATGATGGAAGGTTTTTATCATTTTGTGATATTCATTCTTTTTAATTGTAACACATACACTGAAAATAAGCAAGTGTTTTATTACATTTATAGATAGAAAAGTATAAGGAGAATATTAAAATGGCATCAATAAAAAGTGTGTTACCTCATACCAATTATGTAAGTAGAAAAGAAGAGGAACAACCAATACCAAAATATTATTGTGAAACATGTGATAAATGTAAAGACAATAGATGTGATACATTTAACAGGTATGTAGACCCAGAATACAACAAATGTTTTTATCACACATATTACAAACCTATTCCAGTTGTATTTAAACCTTCTATTGATTTAAAAGAAAGTGCAATCATAGCTTAATGATAAACGAACAGATTGAGCTTGAAAAAAAGATGACTCAATGTTCAATAGATAAATATAGAATTGAACTTGAAAAAAGCAAGCAAAATGGTACTTTTAGCAATACTTCAATTGCCAATAAATTACTTTCAGTGATTTTAGACCAATTCACAAATGTAATTCAAATATATATAGAGGAATACTCAAAAGGGAAAGCAGTGCGCTCGACAATGGCAGCTGATGTAATTCAAAGGTTGAACAATATTGATATTGTAGCTTATATAACTAGTAAAATAATTTTAAATTCAATTTACATAAAAATGTCAATTCAATCTGTTTATAAAAATATTGGACAAGCGCTTGAAGATGAATATAAAATGAAAATCTTTAAAAAAGAAAATCTACATTATTATAAAACCATTCAAGAAGATTTAAATAAAAGAGGAGCAAAAGCTAAACGTAAAAAGAACATTACAACAGGGGTTTTTAATAAAAGATTAGGCTTTCACCTTGACCAATGGACAATGACAGAAAAATTCCAAACAGGAATGATATTGACAAAATTATTTGTTGAATCAACAGGACTTGTGGAATTTGAAGAAAAGTTTGAAAAAAAACGACATTACAAAAGTTTAGTACCATCTCAAGAATTAGTTTCTTGGATTGAAAGTACAAATGAAAAATTTGAAGTGATGCAACCTTTTTTCTTACCAATGGTTTGTCCTCCTAAAGATTGGACTGGGATATTAGATGGGGGATATATTTCACCATACCTAAAGAAAAATAAGCTTGTTAAAAATAATAACAAGGATTATTTAAGAAAAATTTCAACAGCCACAATGCCTAAAGTATATGAAGCATTGAACCATATACAATCAACAGCTTGGCAAATAAACGAAAAAATATTAGAGGTAGTTGAAGGTTTGTGGGAGATAGGAAAAGCAGTAGCAGAACTTCCTGACAGAGAAGATGAGCCACTTATTCCTTATCCATACCCTGAAAAAGATACAAAGAATGATGATTATACCGAAGATGAGATAAAGATTATAAAAAAATGGAAGCAAGATACATACGAGATTCATAAAAGAAATGTACAGAAAAGGTCAGTAAGAATACTGGTGGCACAGATTCTAAGAATAGCTAAGCAATTTAGCAAGTATGAGAAGATTTGGTTTCCATATCAGATGGATTTCAGAGGTAGAATCTATCCCATTCCTGTATTATTACAACCCCAAGGAAGTGATTTAGCAAAAGGCTTACTAAGATTTGCAGAAGGTAAAAAAGTTGACAAGCACAGTATTAAATGGTTACAGATACACGGAGCAAATACATATGGATACGATAAAGAATCATATCAAAAAAGAATTGAATGGGTTTTGGCAAGACATAAAATATTAAAAGCCTATGTGGCTAATCCTTTGGAAAACCAAGGATGGGCAGAAGCAGATAAACCTTTTCAGTTTCTTGCTTGGTGTTTTGAGTATGTTGCTTATCTTAATAATCCTGATACTTTCAAATCACATATACCCGTCCAATTGGATGGAACCTGTAATGGATTACAACATTATTCAGCTTTGTTAAGAGATTCAGTTGGGGGAGCAGTTGTTAATCTAATAGATACAGATAAACCAAGTGATATTTATGCAAAAGTAGCAGAAAGGTTAAAGAAAAAATTAAATGAACATATACAAAGTGATATGGATGACACTCAAATTAATATTAGGAGCAGTAACAGTGGGAATAATCTCAATAGGAATGTATGTGCTAGTAGAAGGCTTGGTAATGCTTGGCTGCACTTAGGTATAAATCGAAAGCTGACAAAAAGACCTGTAATGGTACTCCCTTATGGTGGTACTATTCTAAGCTGCAGAGAATATATTGGAGAATACCTAAAGGACAACTATTCACCTATTTTTATATGGGAACATTTTAAAGTTGGTGAAAATCCTACAGATTGTATTTTTAAAGTGTCAAGTTGGTTAAGTAAATATCTTTGGGAAGCAATTCAAGATACTTTAAAAGCAGCTATCGTTGGTATGAGTTATTTGAGGAAAATTGCACGAATCATAACAAAAGAAAAACAATACATTGAATGGCTAACACCGGCAGGATTGCTTGTAAGACAAGTTTATACTGAAAGAAAAAAGAAAATGATAAGAACTGAACTTTATGGAAACATTTTAAAAACAACAGTGAATTTGAACATAGATACATTAGACACTCAAAGACAAGTTAATGGTATTTGTCCAAACTTTATTCATAGCTTAGATGCAGCTTGTTTGATGTTGTACCTGAATAAATGTAAACAAGAGGGGATTAATAGCATAATTAGTATCCACGATTGTTATGGTACTCATGCATGTGATACTGATAAATCAGCAAGGTTTTTAAGAGAAGCTTTTGTAGAAATTTATAGACAGCCAATTTTAGAGAACTTTACAGAAGATGTAACAGCTTTATTAAAAGAAGATACACAGCTTCCTGAAATACCTGAAAAAGGAAGCTTGGATGTAGAGAAAGTCTTAAACAGTGATTACTTTTTTAATTAAAGGAGAAAAAGAAATGACAAAACCAAAAAAAGAAAAAATAACAGGCTATAAAGTTTTTAACCACGATTGGACTTGTCGAGGTTTCAAGTATGAAATTGGCAAAACTTATACACACGAAGGTGAAATATCCTTGTGTAATGAAGGTTTTCACTTTTGTAAAAAATTAGTAGATTGTTTTGAATTTTACGATTGTGTAACTTGGAACAAAATTGCCAAGGTTGAAGCCTTAGGAGAAGTCAAAACAGACAATAAAAAATGCGTAACAAACAAGATAAAAATATTAGAAGAAATACCATTTGACAAAATTTTGGAGTATGTTCAGAATGATTTAAATACTGCTGTTAACGGGTCTGATGGTGTTAATTGGTCTTATGGTGTTAACGGGTCTGATGGTGTCAACTTGTCTAATGGTGTTAACGAGTCTAATGGTGTTAACAAGTCTGAGGGTGTCAACAAGTCTTATGGTGTTAACTGGTCTGATGGTGTTAACGGGTCTAAAGGTGTTAACGGGTCTAAAGGTGTTAATTGGTCTTATGGTGTCCACGAGTCTTGTGGTGTCAACTTGTCTTGTGGTGTTGACAGGTCTTATGGTGTCAACAGGTCTTGCGGTGTTGGCAGGTCTTGTGGTGTTAACGAGTCTAAAGGTGTTGACAGGTCTAATGGTGTTAACTGGTCTAATGGTGTTAACGGGTCTTATGGAATATTAAACTCTTATGGGGTTTCAAATACTTTATTTTTAGCAAACAAAACACAAACATACACAATTTTTGGTAAAAATGTAACAAAAGAAAAGTTTAATGAAGTTTGGGAAATATTCCATAAAAAGCTTAACGGCTGGGTACCAACATTTAACAATTTAAAAAGTTTATACCTTAAATCCGGTTCTAATTGGAAATTGACCCCAATACCAAATGCAATAGAGATAAGCAAAAAAGAAGCTTGGGAAAGTATGCCCAAAGAAGCCATTGAGTATATCAAATCACTTGAAGAGTTTGATAAGGATATGTTTGAAGAGATTACTGGAATTGAGGTGTAAAAATGCAAATATCAAACGAAGTTTTAATGCTCGGTCAAATAGATGAGCTGAAAAAGCAAAACAAAAGCCTACAAAAAGAAAATCAAATTTTGCGTGAAATGCTGCTTGATGAGATGAACAAAAAAGTTCAAGCAGGCAAGAAAGCTAAAAGAATTATTGAGGAGTTGAGATGATGATTGAAATTGATGACTTGGAATATAAAAGCTTACAGCAGGATAAAGAAACTCTTTTAATTCTGTTAGACTGTAAAGAAAAAGAAATAGAAATTTTAAAATTTAAACTGGAAAATTTTGAGAGTATCCAACGTGGCAAATGTTGCGAATGTGAAAGTATTGCAATTCAGGAATTGTCGGATATGCACTTTAAAACTAGGCCTTTTGAAGATGATTATTTCAACGGTCTTACATATAAAGACATTGCCGAACTTGCCAAAAAGTCAATAAGGCTAACAGCAGAAAACAGAAGGCTTGAAGAAGAAATTGAAAAGTTGAAAGGAGAGAAAAAATGACAAAAGAAGAAATGTATTATGTTTACAGGCACGATGTATTTACTCGCAATTGGGGCCCCGAATATGTGCACTCATCATATGATAAAGCATTGAAAGAAGCAAAAAGGTTGTGTAAAAAAGAGGGCAAACGTTTTGAGGTATTGCAAATCGTAGGTGTTGTAGTGCCAACAACTGAATACACCGTTATTGATTTAAGAGGGGATGAAAATGAGTGAAAAAGTAAAAATGCAAGATAGATTTAAGTTTAGACAACAAAGTAATAAACAACCTATATTTATAGATTTTGAAGATTTAAAAGAAAAATTAGGATATAGGGTTTATAAACCCAAAATTGGAATATTAGGAAAAGCTTTAATTAAATTATCAAAAAGGGAAAATCAAAGGTCGATTGGTTGGTTAAAACATCAACTAGATGAACTCTTTATGAAAAATAAGCGAAAAAAGACTAGAAATAAAAAGGATAGAAATGTCAAAATCAAAAAATAAACTTACAGATATTATTTATACACAGATGTTATATAAAAATCCGATTTCAGTAATTTCTTTATCTCAAAAACTAGCTTTATGGATGCAAAAAACTGATGGGGATGTTGCCAATCAACTTTTAAGTTTAGCAGCGACTTTAATTTGTTTGTTTCAAAAATATGATTTAAATCATATTGATGTATTAAGTATAGCAGAAAATATTGTCTTTTCTGATAAATATAACAATATGCAGCTTGGATTTAAAAAAATAATGAATACTTTTAAAAATAAAGAGGAGATATAAAATAAAATGGTTAATAATAAAGAACATGTGAGTGTAAAATATGTGACAGGTAAAGGTGAATTAAAAGGTTTTATAGCATTAACAAAACCTAGTACGAAATTTAATAAGCAGGGTGTTTATACAACAAATATTTTACTTTCTAAAGATGAAGGAGAAAAACTTTATCAAAAAATGAAAGATATTAGAACTGAACAGTTTAAAAAATATGGTAAAGGTACAAAAGTTGTAGAAATACCTTGTGTTCCTTATGAAATAGTAGACTCGGAAACTGGTGAAGCTACTTTGGATAAAGAAGGTAGATATATCTTAAAAGCTAATTCTTCAGCATATATTGAAAATGGTAAGGTTGGTAAACGAGTTATGATTATTAACGCTAAGAAACAAAAGGTAAAAGACCTTAACATTGGAGAAGGTACTATTGCAAAGCTTGGTGTTGTTTTATCAGGTTATTCAGTAGCAGGAAAAACTGGTGTATCGGTTAAACTTGGCTTAGTTCAAATTATTAAGTTAGTTGAATATTCAGGCAATACTTTTTCATTAGATATGTTTGATGAAGAAGAAGGTTTTGATGGTCTTGGTGAAGATTTTAAAGAAGAAAACATAACTGAAACAACAACCAAGGAAGATGCTGAAGATGGTGAAGAAGAGCTTGACTTCTAAACAAGTGGGTTTAGTTTATGGGTTTAGAAGTGGGTTGGAAGAAACAATTGCAGCACAATTAAAAGCTAATGGAATTGACCCTAAATATGAAACAATTAAATTACCATATAGGGTTAGTAAAGATTGTACTTATACACCTGACTTCCCTGTTGGAAACAAAATTATTATTGAAACAAAAGGAAGGTTTTTAACAGCAGACAGGATGAAAATGTTAATGGTACAGAAGCAGTATCCAAAATATGAATTTAGATTTATATTTAATAATTCTAAATCAAAAATATCAAAAGTTTCACAAACGACTTATGGTAAGTGGTGTGAACAAAATAATTTTAAATATGCAGATAAAATCATACCACAAGAGTGGATAGAAGAAATTAAAGGAGAATTAGAATAACAATAGCACATCAACCTTGCCCTGATTGTGGTTCAAGTGATGCTTTATTAATAAATGATGATGGCTCAACACATTGTTTTTCTTGTGGTGAACATAAAATATCAGAAGAAAAAGGGATTAAAACAAATAACTCCCTTTTACCTTCTGAATTTATTAAAGGGAAAGCTATTGATATTCCTTCAAGAAATTTAACACAAGAAACATGTAGAAGATATAAATACAACACTGGAACATATAAAGGGCAAGAAGTACAAGTTGCAACTTATAGAGATTTAGAAGGTAATCCTGTATTTCAAAAAATTAGATTTATCCAGCAAAAGCAATTTATAACTATAGGTAAATTCAAACCTTTGTTATATGGAATGCATTTATTTAAAGGGAACAATAAGAAATTAATTATAACTGAAGGTGAAATTGATTGTTTGAGTGTTTCACAAGTTGTGAAAGGTTATCCTGTAGTATCAATTCCCAATGGAGCTAATAATGCAAAAGAAGCTATTAAACAAAATCTGGAATGGTTGGAAAGATTTGAAGAAGTAGTTTTTTGTTTTGATATGGATAAAGCAGGTCAAGAAGCAGTTAAAGAGTGCGCAGCACTTTTGAGTATCGGTAAAGCAAAAATAATGAGCTTACCTCTTAAAGACCCCAATGAAATGCTTAAAGAAAATAGGATAGATGAATTATATAAAGCAACTTGGAATGGAATTGAGTATAGACCTGATGGAATAGTTTCAGGTGAAGAATTATGGGATGAGATAAATAAACCTGTTGATTATGGTTTAAGTTATCCTTTTAAGACTCTTACAGATTTAACTTATGGTATCAGAACTTCAGAAATGATTGTATTTGGAGCAGGAACAGGAATGGGTAAAACAGAGTTTTTTAAAGAAATAGAAGCTCATTTACTTCTTAAGCATAAACAAAAAATAGGAATTATACATCTTGAAGAACAGACAAAAGAAACAATATTAGGATTGATGAGCAAACATAGTTCTATAAAGTTTCACATACCCACAGCTAAATATACAGAAGAACAGAAAAGAAAAGCATTTGATGAAACAATCGGAACAAACAGAGTATTTATATATGATAGCTTTGGAACAACCAACCTTGATACCATTAAAACCACAATTAGATACATGGTTAAAGGAAAAGATTGTAAATATGTATTTCTAGACCATATTACAGCGCTTGGTGACGGACTTGAAGATGGTAATAATGTTAATCAATATATGCGAAAAGTGGTGTCAGAGTTGGCAAATCTCACAAGGGAGTTAGATTTTACCTTGTTTACAATATCACATCTAAGAAAATCAGATGGAAAGAAACCTCATGAAGAAGGTGGGAGAGTTCATCTTGATGATTTATATGGGGCAGCTGCACTAAAACAATGGGCTTCCTATGTTTTTGGCTTGGAGCGTAATCAACAAGCTGAAGATGAGCAAATAAGACATACAACAACTCTTAGATGTCTTAAAGACAGATATACAGGCTTAGCTGCAGGTCAGACAGTTGCTATTAAGTACAACAAAGAAACTGGAAGACTTCAGGAAACAAACATAGTTGATAAAGCTGATATGTTTGATTTAACAGATGAAAGTGGAGATTTTTGAAATGACAAAAATTAGAAAAATTAAAACTACACCATATAAACAAGAAGCTGGAACGACCACATATTTATGTGAATGGACAGGTTATTGGACAGATGAAGAATTAATAAATTATTGTGATTCGTGTGGTGGAAATTATGGTGGAAGAGTCGAGGATGTATTTGTTAACCAAAATGGAGTTTATGAAGGAAAGGTAAGTGTATATTATGATTAATCGACAACTGCAAGCAGATATTGATGGAAATGAAGAATTAACAGGTGATAATTGTCCTGTGTGTGGCTACCCTATAGTTTTAGAAGATGATTTGGAAGTTTGCTATCAATGTGGGTGGTTTAAAGAGGATGAAAAAACAGGATATTATGAGGAATGAGTTTAATTTTTGATTTAGAGTCAGACGGATTATTAAAAGATGCGACCAAAATACACTGTCTTGAAATTTATGATAATACAAATGATAAATGGTTTCACTGTTCTAACCAAGAAGGATATTTATCTGTTGCAAAAGGTATAAAACTTCTTCAAGAAGCAGATGAAATAGCAGGGCATAATATAGTTAAATTTGATATTCCAATAATACAAAAACTTTATCCAAACTTTAAACCCAAAGGAAAAGTATTTGACACTCTTTTGATGAGCAAGTTGATTTATCCTGATATTGGTGAAATTGACGATAATAGTATCAGAAAAAACATATTTCCAAAGAAACTTAGAGGTCGTTACAGTTTAAAAGCTTGGGGATATAGGTTAAAAGAATATAAAGGAGATTATTGTGAACAAGAAAATTGTTGGGCTGAATGGACATCTGATATGCAGAGGTACTGTGAGCAGGATGTTATGGTTACTAAGAAATTGTTTGAGTTTCTCAAATCCAAAAACATCTCCGAAACTTCAATAGAACTAGAGCATAAGTTTGCAAAAATTATAGGATTACAAGAACAAAGAGGTGTATATTTCGATAAGTTGAAAGCCATTGATTTAGCAGGAAAACTTGTGCAAGAAAAAGAAAATCTTGAACGAGAGCTTAAACATACTTTTCAAAATGAAATTAGGGAAGAAATATTTATACCTAAAGTTAATAATAAAACTAAAGGCTATATTAAAGGTCAGCCATTTATTAAAAAAATTGTAATCGAGTTTAATCCCTCTTCAAGACAAATGTTGGCTGAAAGATTGATTAAAAAATACGGTTGGAAACCTAAAAAACTTTCACCTACAGGTTTACCTGTTATTGATGAAGAAGTTCTTTCTGAATTAAAATATCCTGAAGCTCCCTTATTGCAAAGATATTTTTTAGTAACCAAAACACTTGGTCAATTAGCAGATGGTAAAAATGCTTGGTTAAAGCTTGAAAAAAATTCTGTTATATATGGAAAAGTTGATACCATAGGTGCTGTGACAGGAAGGTGTACACACAATTCACCTAATTTAGCACAAACACCTTCAGGTCATTCAGCTTTTGGGAAGGAGTGTAGAGAATTATTTAAAGCTAGAAAAGGTTATAAACTTGTGGGGTGTGATGCTTCAGGACTTGAATTGAGGATGCTTGCACATTATATGAATGACAAGGATTATACACATGAAATATTACACGGAGATATTCACACAGCGAACCAAAAAGCAGCAGGATTACCTACTAGAGATAATGCTAAAACTTTTATATATGGCTTTCTCTATGGAGCAGGTGACAGTAAAATAGGTAGTATTACAGGAAAAGGAGCTAAGGAAGGAAAACGAATTAAAGATAAATTTCTTAAATCTTTACCCAAACTTGCCAAACTTACAAAAGGTGTAAAACAAAGAATTACTGAAAGAGGGTACCTCAAAGGGATTGATGGACGAATACTTAAAGTAAGAGAACAGTATAAAGGTTTGAATGTTCTACTTCAATCTGCAGGTGCAATAGTTATGAAAAAGGCACTTTGTATTCTTTATGATGATTGTGTTCAAAAAGGTTGGATAAAAGATAATTGGTATTTAACAAATGACAATTTAATTTATTTTATTTTAAACATTCATGATGAATACCAAGCAGAAGTAAGCCCTGAAATAGTTGAAGAATATAAGGTTATGGCTGTAGAAGCTATAAAAAAAGCCGGAGAATTTTTTAAAATGCGGTGTCCGTTAACAGGTGAAGCCAAAGAGGGTGAAAATTGGTATCAAACACATTAACTGATTATTGAAAGAAAGAGAGGATAATGCAAGATAGAAAAGAGCTATCAGATATAATCGAACACTTGTTTGGTTCATTTAAAAAGACTAAAGAACAAATGATTAACGATTATATACAAGGAAAAATAACAAAGAAAGAATTGGATGAATTTATGGAGAACCAAAAGTAATGATTTATAGTCTTAAAATGGGAAGAAAAAACATTGAAGAAATGTCCTAAATGTGGTAAAGTGCTTCCCGAATCAATGTTTGCTCCTAATACACGTCATTGTCGGATATGTAGGAGGGATTATGATTGGCAGTATAGATACGGACTTAGTCCTGAACAATATTTAGCATTTTATCAAGCACAACACGGAAAATGTAAAATATGTGGAAAAGAATTACCGGATGGAGCTTATCTGTGTGTTGACCATAACAAAGAGACAGGAGAAATTAGAGGTTTGTTGTGTGATACATGTAATAGAGGGCTTGGTTATTTTCACGAAGATACCAAAATATTGGAAAATGCAATTAAGTATTTAAAGGAGAATAATGAGAACAGTAATCATTGATGGTGACGTATTAGTTTATAAAGTAGCAGAAGCAGTTGCAGACAGTTTTGAAATTACCAATGAAGAAGATAATAAGTTTATATATCAAACTGTAAGTTGGGCTAACAAAGAAGAAGCAATTAAATATCTCAATAAATTGATAGATAAAATTGTCAAGGATTGCAAAAGTGATAAGGTTGTGATTTGTTTATCAGACAAAAAGGCAAATTTTAGAAAACTTTTAAATCCATATTACAAAGCCAATAGAAAATCTTTAAAACCTGTGTTATTTAGCTTTTTAAGGGAATATATTCACACATCAAAATATCAAGTATATGAAAAAGAAGCATTGGAAGCAGATGATGTTATAGGAATTTTGGCAACGAATGACAAAATCATAAAAGGAGATAAAGTTGTTTGGAGCTTGGATAAAGATTTTAAAACAATCCCTTGTAAATTTCACAGGGCAAAAATCAATGATAAAGATGAAAGTAAACTCATCACACAAGAAGAAGCTGATTGGTGGTTTATGTACCAAACATTAATAGGAGATAAAATAGATGGATATAATGGTTGTAAAGGAATAGGTGAAAAAAAAGCAAAAAAATTACTTGGAAAAGTTGGTGAAAAAACTTTAGAGGAAATGTGGACAATAGTCAAAACGACATATATTAAAGCAGGATACACAGAGGAAACTGCGTTACTAAATGCAAGGATGGCTCGTATTTTAAGAGCTGAAGATTATGATTTTAAAAATAAAGAAATAAAATTATGGAAATTATAAAAAATTGTAAATGGAGGAAAAACGAAATGTGTTCATTAAATGCACCTGATTCAATAGTAAAATGTGAAGCTGGTAATTGTCAAAAAAACAGTAATAAAATTTGGGATGATAAATTTGGGTTATTAGAAGAAGTTAAAAAAAATAAAATAATTGAAGGAGTCGGGGCTGATGCTGAAATTATAACAAATCAATCAGGTGGAAAACAATCAAAAGCACCCATGGCACTTCACTTGATTGACCCAGAATTTTTAAAAGAGTTTGCTAAAAACAAAGCTGAAGAACTGGAATATTTAGATGATGGAAGGTCTGTTTGTGTGGATGATGAAGATATGGAGCTATACAATTGTTATAATGCTATTTGCTGTATAGCAGATTATATGAGTACAGGGCTTGAAATCAATCTACAATTGGCTATGGACTATTTGGAATGTGAAGAATTAAAACAAATTATGAATATCGGTAAAATCCTTCAATATGGAGCAGAAAGATATGAACCAAACAATTGGCGATTAATACCAGAAGAAGACCATATCAACCACGCATTGATTCATATAATAGCACAAATTGCCGGAGATAGGCAGGATGACCATATTAATCACGCTTTATGTAGGTTAATGATGGCATATTCAACAAAAAAATCTAATGGGTTTGATTATTGTAAATATGTAGCTTAAATATACTAAAATATAACTATAGTAAGAATAAGGGAAGGAGAGACAACTTATACTCTCCTAAAATTTTTAAACCAGTCATAAATAAAATTATAGATAAGTCCTGTAATAATATTAGTTAAAACTAATTTTAACAATCCTAGCTCCTTTCTACAAAGCCTATTCAGACTTGCTCACCTAAGCGAGTAGTACGTAAGGAGCTTCCCTTATTTTGAATTGTAACAAAAAGTTCATGAAGAAAGGTAAAAAATTATGTTTGGATTAATATCAATAAAAGACTTCGCAAAGAAACTTGAAAAACCTGAAAGCACAATTAGGACATGGAAAAGAAGAGGTGATTTGCCCGCATTTATTTTTATAAATATAGGTTCAACGGTATTTATAAAGATTAAAAAGTTTGAAGAGTGGGTTGAAAATGTATCATGAGGTGTTATAAATATAGCATGAGTGTATATAAAAAGAATGGGAAATATTATTGCCGTTTTCAAATTGATGGAGAACGGCATCATTATCTATGTAATGGGGCAACGACTGAAAAAGAAGCTCGCAAAATTGAAGATGGCTTTAGGTATAAAGTGCAACAACAGCAAAATGGAGTGGTTGCTAAAAAGGATAAAAAAATAAAACTAAAAACATTATATGATTTATATCAAAATTATTCAAAACTAAATAAGAAAAGCTATCATAAAGATGTATCATTTATAAAAAATTTAAAAATATACTTTCCTGAAACTTTATATATTGATAATTTAAAATTAAGTAACTTTGAAAAATTTAAAGAAACATTAAAAACAGAAAGGAAAAGCAGTAATGCTACACTTAATAAATATTTAAATGTATTAAGTAAAATGTATAATTTAGGGATTGATGAAAAACTATTAACAGAAAATCCTTTGAGAAATATAAAACGATACAAAGAAGCAAATCATAAAATTAGATATTTAACCAAGGAAGAAGAAATAAGACTTTATCAACAGATTGATGAATATGCTCCACATATAAAACCTTTAGTAACAACAGCATTACAAACAGGAATGAGAAGAGGTGAGATATTTAATCTTAAATGGAGTAATATTGATTTTGATTATGGTTTTATTGAGTTATTAGAAACTAAATCAGGTAAATCAAGAAAAATCCCATTATCAAAAACAATGTTGGAGCTATTAAATAATACACCTAGAATATCAGAATTTGTATTTGTGAACAAAGATACAGGCAATCCCTATACAGATATTAAACACGGTTTTTCGACTGTATTAGAAAAAGCAGATATTCAAAACTTTAGATTTCACGATTTACGACACACAGTAGCGACACGTTTGGTTGAAAAAGGTATTGATTTAGTTGTGGTAAAAGAAATATTAGGTCATTCAAAAATAGAAACAACTATGAGATATGCACATGCTGTTCCAAAAAGAAAATTGGAAGCAATAGAAGTACTTAATTCATATAATTAGGATTTAATTCAAAATCAAAAATGGACACACAATGGACATGGAAAAATGAACATTAAAAAAGAGGGTATCTAAAACCCTCTTAAGTATGGAGCGGAAGACGAGGCTCGAACTCGCGACCCCCTCCTTGGCAAGGTGCTCTAAAGTGTCAATTGAACGTAAAATCAATACTTTTCACCTCATGAATTAAATCCTAATTATGTGAATTATGATACAAAGTGGACACAGAATGGACATAGAAAATTTCACTGTACCGTATATGGGGAGAGAAACGATTTAGTATTTTTAATATAGAAGAGGAAAATTTTGTATGGATGAAACAAAAGAAGAGTTGTATCCGTATATTCCTGATGCTGTTATTAAATATTTGGAGAAAGTTTTTCCAAATAAAATTTCAATGGAAGAAAAAACACAATTCGATTATGGTAAAGCAGCAGGAATGCAGGAAGTTATTCAACATTTAAAACAAGTAAAAACATGGAGTGAAGAAAAAGATGTGCAAGATTAACGGACAAAGTATATTCAAATGGATGTTTGCAACACCTTTAGCAGTAGTAGATGAATTTAAAAGACAAAAGGATAAAAAGAAAAACACAGATGTTGGCTCAACTTCAGAAGAAATTAAAAACACAAACGTATCAGACAGTGAAACAACAGAAAAAACAGGTACTTTGACAAGTAAAAAAACAAATAAACAAGATTTAAGCAAGTTGAGAATTCCTTTAAATACTTCAAATACAGGTGCAAGTGTTGGTACACCTTCATCAATTGGTTTAAATTTAGGAGGATAATGACTAAGGAGATTAAAAAAGAATCTTCTTCCAAAAAAACTTTAAGTTCAGAATATAAAAATATGACACAAGATAGAGAACCATATTTAACTAAAGCTAAAGAAGCAGCTAAATATACAATCCCATCATTGTTAAAAAATGATAGCACCGGTTCTCAAATACAAACTTTTGAACAACCAAATCAAAGCATTGGAGCTGATGGTGTTAATAATTTATCAGCAAAAGTGACATTAGCTATGTTACCCCCCAATCAACCATTTTTCAAATTTCACATAGATGCAGCAGACATCAAGAAAATTGCTACTGAAAGTGGACAAGACCCTGAAGTTTTTGAAACAGATGTTACAAGAGGGTTATCTATGACAGAACAATTATTGGTTGATTATAATGAACAAAACGGAGATAGAATTTGTCTGGGTGAAGCAATGAAACATTTGTATATCGCTGGAAATGTGCTTTTAGTCCATGTTGCAAAAATAGGATTAAAATATTACCCATTAAATAGATTTGTTGTTCACAGGGATTATTGTGGTAATGTATTGAAAGCTATCACAACTGAAACTATAGGTTTTTTTGCCCTTCCAAAGGAGATTCAAGGGGAAGTTCTCGAACAACTTAAAATTAAAGAAAAAACTGATAATATTAAAAATTTAGAAGAAAAAGAATTAACTTTATACACTTGCTATCGTAAACGAGGGAATTATTGGATTACATATCAAGAAGTTGAAGGAATTGAAATACCAAAAACTGAAGGTAAATATCCGATTGAAGCTTGCCCTTTTATAGCATTAAGATACACAAGAATTGATGGTGAATCTTATGGACGGGGCTTGATTGAAGAATATATTGGGGATATTTCGTATCTTGATGTTTTATCAAAAGCAATTAAAGAAGCATCTTTGGCAGCTTCTAAGTGTATAGCATTGGTAAACCCAAATGGACAAACCAACATCAAACAATTAGCCAAAACAAAAAATGGTGGTTTTTGTGCAGGCAAGGCTGATGACGTTACAATGCTTCAAGCTAACAAATATTATGATTTAAAAACAGCAAGAGAAGAAAAAGAAAGTTTAGAAAAAAGATTGTATAGAGTATTTCTATTGGCTCAAGCAGTTCAAAGAGATTCAGAGAGAACAACAGCAACAGAGATACAATATATGATTAGGGATTTAGAAGAAGCATTAGGCAATCATTATTCAATTATGAGTAAAGAGTTTCAACTGGCTTATATAAAAATTGGATTTTTTCATTTAAGGAAAGAAAAGAAAAATCAGTTGCCTGATTTAATTAAAGACAAAAATGTCAAACTTACAGTTACAACTGGCTTGGAAGCTTTAGGGAGAGGTTCTGACCTTAATAAACTTACTTTGTTTGGTCAGACATTGGCTCAATTTGCTCAAATAGCACAAGCTACAGGAATGAAAATGGATGTGATTGCTCAAAAAGTGGCAGCAAGTTTAAACCTTGATATTACAGGTTTAATGCCTACACAAGAAGAACTTGTAGTTCAACAAGAAGAGTCCGCTAATAATGAAATTATGAGTAAAATTGCTCCAAATTTAGTCAATAAAGCTTCAGATATGGCTATTAAAAACAATGAACAAGAGTTTTCACAACAACAAGAATTATAGGAGATTTTATGGCAAAACAAAGTACAAAAAAGAATACAGTGGCAAATATTGACAGTGTAGCTTTTATGGTAGACAAAATTACTGATGATGGAAAAAAACATCAACAAGGCGAAATTATTAGAAAAGAAGCTTTTGGTGTGGTTATTGAAACAAAATTTTAAGGATTGATATATGAGTGAAGAAATAATTGATAACCAAACTTTAGATAATGGGGTTAAAGAGAATGCTTCAAATACTGCTGAAGATGAACATTTAGAAGTTAATGAAGAAGTACAAAATCAGACAGTTGAAGAAGAACAAAAAAATACTGAAACAAATGATTATTCAAATGTAAACACATCAGAACAAGCAAGTGAGATACTTGAAAGTAAAGGTTTTGACTATAATGCTTTAACAGAAGAATTTGAAGCAAATGGGGATTTATTAGCTGAAACAAGAGCTAAATTAGAAAAACAAGGTATTACAAAAGAAATTATAGATACATATATAGAAGGTCAAAAAGCCATCATTCAACGACAAATGGAAGATATATCAACCGTTGTTGGTGGAATGGAAAATATGTCAATTGTTATTGAATGGGCTAAAAATAATTTATCAGATGAAGAAAAACAATCTATAGATGCAATTCATGACCCTGTAATAATAAAAAGTATTTTAAAAGATTTAGAAAACAGAATGAAAACATCAGAAGGATATATACCACAGGTGCAACTTCAAGGAAATGCAGGTGGATATAAAGGTAATTATTTTCAATCTATGGCAGAAGTCGAGGAAGCTATTAATGACCCAAAATATTCAAAAGACCCCGTTTATAGAGCTAAAATAGCACAAAAAATAACAGCTAGCAGGGAAGCTGGAATAATTGAAATTAAATAAAACATTATTGAAAGGAGAGAAAAACAAAATGCCAGATAATACTCATTTATCACGTTCAGGTCAAATTAATAAAACAGGTGCGGTTGATGCTTTATTTCGTGACCAATTACAAGCTGAAATTATTACAGAATTTCATGCACAGCAAAAAGTTAAACCATACGTAAGATATAAAGAAATAGAAAAAGGTAAATCAGCTTCTTTTCCAAATGTGGGAAAAGTTGATGCAAAATATGTATTTGCAGGTGAAACATTATTAGGTAATCAAAAAATAGCTCATTCTGAAACAACAATATTGCTAGACCCTATTTTGGTATCTGATGTAAAAATTCCTGAAATAGATACATTGATGGAGGAATACTCGGATAGAGAAGTTATCAAAAATGAAATGGCACACGCGCTTGCAAAAACAGAGGAAACACAACAAATGATTGTTGGTTGTTTGGCTGCTCGTGCAGGTGGTATGGTCGAAGGTCGTGCAGGTGGTTCAGTAATAAAAGTTCAAGGATGTAAAATTGATGCTGAAAAACTTGCAGCAGCAATATACACAGCAGGTATTGTTTTAAAAGAAAAAGATGTACCTTATGAGGATATAGTATGTTTCTTAAGGCCTGCTCAAGTTGGTTTGCTTGCTCAGTATGATAAAATAACAGATAAAAATTTAGGTGGTTCAGGCAATTACTCAAAAGGTACCGTAGGATTTTTAAACGGTATTCAAATTATAGAAACTAATTATCTTCCATCTTCAAATATCACTAAAAACACATCCTCAACTGATAATCAAGCAAACAATGTGTATTATGGTGATTTTTCCAACACAGCAGGGCTTGTTATGGGTAAGGGTGCAATAGGTACTATTGTAAGAAAAGGAATAACTGTTGAAACAACTTGGCTGCCACAAGAATTATGTTGGTTGTTGACAGCTCGAAACTTGCAAGGTCATGGCATTCTTGACCCTCGAAAAGCAGTGGAAATTCGAGATGAAGCAGTTTCAACTCCAACACAGGACACAGAAACTGAAGATGATTCACAAAGTGGTTCATAAAAGTATAAAGTAAAGAATTACAAGGCTTGACAAATTTTTAGAAATAATAAATAATATAAAAGTAGGGTGAAGTCCCTAAGAGTTTTAACTAGAGTCTTAAGGACTTTCTTCGCACCCTATGATTGGATTTTTAGTGCTACTATAAATAGCGTTGCTACCAATAGTAGCATTATTATTTTGTCAATCATAGTTTTATCCCTCCTTTCCGTTCAATTTCTTCGTAAATTGTGTGTAACGGAAGTTGGCATAAGGTGTTTACCCTAAAAAGAATTTTATTATAAAATTTAATATTTGTCTATCAATTTCACTCATACAAATAAAGTTAAAATCAGGAGAGTATATATGTTTTGATACTCTCCTCCTTTTTATATAGGAGTAAAAATGACAACAAAATTAGAAGCTATTAATATAATGCTTTCTTGCATAGGACATAATGCTATTAATACTCTTGAAGGAGTTAAATCAGCATTTATAACCACCGCTGAAAATATTCTAAATTCTGAAACAAAAAGAGTCCAACTTCAAAGTTATGATTTTAATACTGAAAACAATTATCCTTTAATTCCTGATGTTGATGGTTATATTAAAATTCCTGAAAATGTGGTAAGCATTATCTATCCACAAGATTATCTAAACAGATTTACAGTCAGAAAAGGCAAATTATATGACAAATTTAATCACTCTTTTATTATTAAACATCCTATAAATGTTTGTATTACTTTTGCTTTGAAATTTGAAGAGCTTCCTGAAGTTGTGCGTTATTATATCGCTATTTTATCAGCTTATAAATTTACAAAAAGAGAACTAGGTTCACAGGCCGTATGTATTTATACACAAGAAGATGTGAATGAAGCAAAACAAGCTTTCATTGAAAGTGAGCTTGATTTGGGAAATTACTCACTGATTTCAGAATTTTATACAAGAGAGATTAAAGGGGATTTATAATGGTAATTACTCAAGACACAATTCCTAATTTTATTGGTGGTGTATCTCAACAACCTGATAAATTAATGTTTTCAAATCAATCAAAAGAATTAATAAATATGCTTCCAGACCCTACAATAGGTTTAACTCGCAGAAAACCTATAGAACATATTGCAAAATTGATGGAGTCTTTAGATATTCAACCTCAAATTTATACTGTAAATAAAGAAGATGAAAAATATCAAATTTTATTAACAGGCTCAACCGTTAGAATTTTTGATTTACAAGGCAATGAAAAAACTGTTAATTATGAAGTTGATAAAACATTATCGCAAGAAGAGCAAAATAATGAAAGAACTAAATTATTAAAATATATAACAACAAACAATCCTGTAAATAACCTTCAAATGACTAATATTGGAGATTATACATTCATTTTAAATAAGACAATTACAGCACAGTTATCTGATGAAACATATCCAAATCCTTATCCAAATTCTGCAATGATATTTATAAAACAAGGGGATTATGCTATTGACTATGCGGTAAAAGTTAATAATACAACTGTTACATATACGACAAGTGCTGAAGATAAAGCAACTTTAAAAACTAATTTAATAGCACAAGAATTATATAATAAGTTAAAAGCAAATCTTGGAACAAATGATTGGGATTTTTCAATTGTTAATTCAACAATTTTAATTAAAAATAAAAAGAATGCAAAATTTACTATTTCAACAAATGACAGCAATGGTGATAGAAGTATGTTTTGTATTTATAATGAATTTGAAACAGTTTCAAACTTACCTGCTGTAGCTTTTAATAAATTTATTGTTAAAATTGTTGGAGATGATGGGGATTCTTCAGATGATTATTATGTTCAGTTTATAACAAAAGATAAAAGTTCAAGTGGTTCGGGCACATGGCAAGAATGTCCGAGTCCTGAAATAAAATACCATGTACTATCAGAAACAATGCCACATGCAGTTGTCAGAGAAGCTGACGGGACTTTTACTTTTAAAAGATTAAATTGGACAGATAGAGGAGCAGGTGATGAAGATACAGCCAAAACTCCTTCTATTTTTGGTCAAAAAATTACAGAAGTGTTTACACATAAAGGTAGATTGGCTTTTTTAGCAGGAGATAAATCAATATATTCAGATGTTAATGATATTTTTTCATTATTTAAAAAAACAGTAATGACTTCCTTAGATACAGACCCTATTGATGTAGGTTCTAATTCAAAGATGGTAGAACTAAAACATACATTGCCTTATGATGGTGATTTATTATTGTTTTCACCTTCATCTATATTTACGATAAAAGGTGGGGATATTTTCTCAAACTCAACTGTAACACTAGACTTAACAATGGAATATCCTTGTTCAAGCTTGTGCAAACCTATTTCAGCAGGCACATCAGGGATTTTTGTGTTTGAAAATGGAGCTTATTCAGGCTTGTATGAAATATACACAAGTTCCTCATACGTGGTTTCAGCAAGGAATATTACAGAACAAATACCTTGTTATTTACCATCAAAAATTTTTAAAATGGCAGGAAATACCACAAACAATATTATTTGTTTACTATCTCAAAAGGAACCAAATACAATTTATGTATATAATTATTATTATACTTCAGATACAAAAGCTCAATCTGCTTGGCATAAATGGACACTTGAACAAGCTCAAAGAATTTTGAATGTTGATTTTATTGATAATTGGTTATACTTAACTGTACAATACCAAGATGGTGTATATTTAGAAAAAATGAATTGTACACAAAGACAAGAGGATGGTAGTTTAGGTTTTCTAGTTCATTTAGATAGAAAAATTAATGCTGTAGGAACATATAATGAAGAAAAAAATCAAACAACATATATTCTTCCTTATGAGATTGATGAAAATCTATTAAATATCATTAATGCACAAAATGGTTTTTTGTTGGATTATATAAAAAATGACAAAACAATAACAATTGATGGAAAATATATAGATTTAATTATAGGTGAAATATACACTTCCTACTGGCACATGGGAACAATTTATAAAAAACGAACCACACAATCAGGAGGGAGTCAAACTATTGAAGGTATTTTAATGTTAAAAGATTTAGAATTGGTTTATTCTAATTCAGGTTATTTTGACGTTAAACTGGAGCCTTTATACACTGTTCAAGCACCCTCTCATTTTATTTGTACTTGTATAGATTTAGGCACAAATTCTGCTGTGCTCGGTAAAGTCAATATTGATAGTGGTACATTTTTAATACCTGTATTAGCTAAAAATGATGAAATTATTATTTCTATGACAAATAATTCTTATTTACCTTCTACTTTTAGTTCAATAACGTGGATAGGAGAGTTAAATATACGTGGGAAATAAGAATAATTTTAAGGTTGAAAACACAAAAGCCGAAGATATTATAAATTTAATAGGTAATCTTAGACAAGTAGATTTGAAAGAATGTTTAGATTTAGGGAGCACAGATACAGTTAGTTTGATAGATGGTTTTTTATTTTCAGATGAGTGTTATTCAGCTTTTATAAATAACCATATAATGGGTGTTTTTGGTATAAACAAAAGAAATCAATCAATTTGGTTTTTGGGAAATAATTTATATTCTTTAGTCCCTAAAGAATGGATGAAAGCAGGAAAATATTACATAAACCATTTTCTTGAAAGTACACCAATTTTGACAAATAAAATATCTGTGAATAATAAAGAACACATAAAATGGTTAAGAAAAATGGGAGCAATATTTTCTATCCCATACCTAATAGACAATAATTATTTTCAAGATTTTTACATAATAAAAAGGAGATGAAATGGTTGCACCAGCGTTAATAGCAGCTATACCTGCTGTATTACAGCTTGCTTCTTCAGCTATAGATGGTTTTTCAGTAAATAAACAAAAGAAAGCGTATGCTGAATATCAACAAAAAACAAGACAAGCAGCTATGGAACAATATCGTTATCAAATTAGAACGATAAACAACAGGTTAGCAGAAGAAAAAGAAGCTTCTGATTTACAATTAGAACAAAATAAAATACAAAATATGCAAGCTAAAGCAACAGCAGAAGCATCAGCAGCAGGTAATGGTATTACAGGTACTACAATAGAAAATTTATTTAAGGATTATGATAGAGCTTCAGCAGCCAGTAATTATGTAGCTGCTAGAAACTTATACTTTAAAGGTTTACAAGCTGAAGATGAAAAAGAAGCAGCCTACATACAAGCTATGAATACAATCAATTTACAACAACAATATACAGGAGGTTCTATGGGATTGTCTTTGTTAAGTGGTATTGGAAATGCTTTGAGCACATATTCAAGCGGTAAAATGGCTCAATATCAAATGCAATATTACGGAGGTTCCAGATAATGCCTAAAAATAGTAACAATAGAATTACTCCAAGTCCCACTCAAAATTATAACTTAATACCTGTAGCAACAAGTATTGATAAACAATTAAAATATACACCTCAATTAGATAAATCAGTACAATTAAAAGCTACAGCGGAAGGTTTACAAAAACTAGCCAAAGGTATAAATGATGTCAGATATGTTATAGAACGTCAAGCTAATGATAATACTATAGAAGCTGCTGCCAAAACAGAAGATAAAAACAGAAAAGAATGGGCTGAAGTATCTAAAAATGTTAATGGAATGGCTAAGTTCAATCCGTATAATAAAGAAGCTTTTAAGTCTTTAAGAGCCAAAGAATTGTCTGAAAATGGTATTTTAAAATTAAAAGAATTGCAAGTAACTTGTGCATCTTTGTCACCTGAAGAATTTGACAAAAGGAAAAAGCTTATTCAAGATGAAGTTTTAAATAATATACAAACTGAAGATTTAAAAGCAAAACATATAGCAGGATATTTAATAAATTTTCAAAACGCAGAAGAACAGGTAAAAAGACAGTATATTAGCAAAAATGCTGAATATAATTATAATATCCTCCAAAATCAAATAATAACATCCACTTCAAAAGATATGGCTACACTAATTGCAACGGACCCTGAAGGTTTTACCGTTGGTTGGAATAAAGCTGTTAAAAACTTAACAGAAACAGCCAATGGTTTAGGTATGAATAATACAAAACAAGCTGAATTATTGCATAACGCTATAAATCAATATCTTACAGATAATGTTGATGATATTGATGCTGAAAAATTTGTAATAGCCGTAGGGCAAACAAGATTAAATGGGCAACCTTTATCAGACTTTGACCCTAATTACACTGAAACAATGAAGCAGCTTTTAATTAAAGCTAAAAGGGCTAAATATGAAAATGATAGCTTGGATTTACAAATAGAAAAATTAAGATTAGAAAAAGAAACACTTAATGCGAATGCTGAAATGTTTAAATTGATGGCTAATCCAAATACAACAGATGCTGAAATTTTAAATAAAGCTAATGAGCTTATTGAAGCAGGTGGTATGGAAGCGATAGGTTTTAATTTTCTCCAAAGTGTAGTTAGTGATAAAAACACACTATTAACATTAAGGACTACAACTACAAATCCAGAAACAAACAATTCATTAATGCAAAAATATATAACAGGCACATTAAACCAAGCTGATATAGTTAATGCATTTCAAAATAAAAAACTAAGCCCACAAGATGCAAGTAATTTTTTTAGAGTTTTGCAATCAGATGCACAACAAACTTATTCAGAGCAACTTAAAGCGCTTGAAACACTATACTTAGGAGCTAATCCTGTTATTGATATAGGCGAAAAAAACAAAATGGAAATCACTAAAGCTGCTTTTAATACCATTTCTAACATAAATTTAACTAAAGCAGAAAAAGCTCAAGTAATAAATAGGATAAAAGGTGTTGCAGAATATATGGATAAACAAAATAGAATAAATAAATCTAAAGACCCTAAAAAACTTCTTACTGCTAATTATATGAAAACACAACACGCACATAATCAAAGCTCACAAGAAGCTCAAAGATATTTGGCTCAAATAGGATTATTTAGAAATCAAATGGGTTGGAAAGATGCAAATATTAAAGTTTCATCACCAATGCAAGCTGCAAGAACTGTTACTGGAACAGATGGTAAAACTGTAACAAGAGAACATAAAGGAACTGATGTTACAACTTATCTGGGAAGAACAGTTGTAGCTCCAAAAAATGGAAAAGTAGTTGCTTCAGGATACGAGCAATCTATGGGTAATTATTTATTATTTGAATGTGAAAGTGGAGGATATATTAAACTTATGCACTTACAAAAAGCCAATCTACCAAAAGTAGGGAGTTATTTAGCTACAGGCCAAACATTAGCCCATGTTGGTAATACAGGGTTTGTGAATTCAAAAAATACAGGCATTTTACATGTTGAATGTTTCGATAGTAATATGAGATTAGTCGACCCAAAACAATTTATTAAGGGTAAATAATTTATGGAAAACAAAAATATAGATAATATTCAAATTGGTGATTATACTTTAAAACAGTGGGAAGAGCAAGTAAATACTCCTCCTATTTCTTCTATAGCTTCATTTAAAGAAGCAGAAGATTTAGGTTTAATGCAACCTGAAGAAACTCAACCACAAGAAGAAAATAAATTCTATAATACTTTAGATGTTATCAATGTTGAACATCCTGATAAAGATAAACAATATGAAAAACTTGGAGCTTGGGATACAACTAAAGATGTTTTAACTTCTATTGGTACAGAAGCATCTCACATCTTTCTACCAAAAGATAAAGAATTACAATACGAATCAAGAACTCGCTTTGGTGAGAATATGAAATATGGCTATAGGTATCTAGCAGGTACCACTGGTTTTATGCTTGGGGGTAACCTTCTTGCAGGTGTAAAAGGTCTTGGAATACTTGGTAAGACTATTCAAGGAATTGGTAAAGTTCTTTCAGGAAGCAAACTTATCAAGACTGGAGCAAATGCTACAAAAGCTGCACAAATTGGAGCTAAAGTTGCTAATGCTTCTTTGGGTGGAGCTGCTGCAGGAGCTTTAGCTGATTTTACTCTATATAGACCTGAAGAAAATGAAGGACATTTAGCTGATGTTTTTGGAAAATCAGACAATACTCTAATTTCTTATTTACAATCAAATGAAAATGATACAGATATTGATGCTAAACTCAAAAATGTTGTTGAAGGTTTAGTTGTGGGTATGGGTATTGGAAATTTGATTGAATTTGGAGCAAAGCCACTATTTAGAACAGCCTTAAAAAACTTAAAAGCATTCAAAGATGGTAAAACCGGTTCTATTGAGAAAGTTATTCAAGACCAAATCAATATTGAAAGATTTGCAACTAAAGCTGATTTATTACAAGCAGTAGAAGATATAAAAGCTAAAGCTGATGCAGATGGAACAGATGCAAGCCAAATGCTTATTGACAGATTACATCCTGAAGATAACCCTGAAGCACAACAAATGCTTAAAGTTCTTAATGAAGGTGAAGATATATTTGTACATCCTGATGGTACTTGGGATATAACAGTAAAAAAATGGGATGATGCTTATAAAGTTTCTGCTGAAGAATACAACAAACAATTAGCAGCTAGAGATATGGCTACTGAAAGTTATACTGGTGATTCTGCAATCTCTCACCAAGATGCAGCAGTAAAACATACTTGGGTTAATAGAGGTTGGATTGGAGAATTTGAAAATTTAACTAAATCTAATGCTAATAAAATTGCTAAAAACTATCAAGATAAATGGCAAATCGATAATAAAGTTAAAGTTGAATTTGTGGATGGTTTGAAAGTTAAAGGTCAAGCTGTCGAAGGTAATACTACAGCAACTAAATATCAAGGAAAAACCACTAAACCAAAACAAAATACTATTGATAAAAAGAAAGTTCAAATTGATGAACTTAAAAACAAAATCATAATGGAGGAAGGTGGAAATGCAACAATCACTGAACCTCTTGATATTCTAAAAGAAAAGTTAAGAATAACTGAAAATGAATTAAAAGAGTTAAAAAAAGCTGAAGCAGGTAAAAATAAAATACCTGATATTACTATTCAAATTGATGTAAATGCTAAAAATCCGTATGCTGTTTTAAGAAGTGAATTAGAGCATGCAAGAGATATAGCTAAAAATGAAGTTCCTAAACAATCAGAAAAACATTTCTCAAGATATGAAGGAATGAATGAAGGGGAAGTAGCTTCAAAATATGTATATAAAAAAGCCCAAGGTAAAGCAAAAGCTATGAAACAGCAAGCTGAAATCAAAAATATACAAGCTAAAAATCAGCAGGTTATAGATAATGGGCACACTTTTGTTGAAACACCATCAATTGAATATGAAGGTGGAACAAGAATAAACCTTACCAATCCTGAAGGACAACATTTAGGGTTTTTAGAATACACTGTAGAAGGTGATATGCTTCATATTCAACAGATAACTAATACGACTAAAAGAAATAGAGATTGGAAAACAGGTGAAAAAATTCCGAAACAAGAAGGAGATACCTCTTCAATCCCTAATGTAGCAGAAAAATTAGTGGATAATGTAATTTCTCAAAATCCTAATTTAAAAATTAAATGGGATGCTGTAACAGATGAAGGTATATTATTTAAAGAAAAATATCTAAACAAACACCCTGAATTAAAAGAGAAAACATCAGGACTTTCTACAAGAGAAGAAGTTGACACACAAATAAAAAATGACTATAATACTTCACATAGAGGGGGTATTGATGAGACAAGAAATCAGAGTGGACACGGAAGCAGATATAGAGAAGAACTGGGACAAGATAATATATCCAATGATAACAATAAGACAAGGGATAATAGCTCACAGACAGGGGAACGAATACCTGACAGAGAGGGAAACCTACATGAGGGCAATAGCGGAACTGATACAGGAAGAAACACTGCCCATTCTGACATATCATCCTTTGAGGTAAAATCAGATTTTACAAAAACAATAGAAAACAAACAATCAACTTCTGAAATAACTACAGACCTTGTCAATGGAGAAATTAAACCAGCAACCAAAGCTGATATTGAATCTCTTGTATCTAAAGTTGAACAGTTAAATCCCGAAATATCAGGTTTTAAATGGGAGGACTTAACTAAAGATGCAGGAGCTTTTACTAAAAAACTTGAAGAAATCTTTGATGAAGGTAATGTTAGTGGAATTTTAGAAGCACTAACCAAAGGCGATATTGATGGTTTAGAATATATTGCCCGTAAAGAGATGGCTGCTGTTGAAGTCTTAAATACGTTAGCAGAAACAGGTAAGAAATTAGGAGCTGATGCTTCAATAGAAGCGAAAGAAGCTATTATTTCTACAATCAGACACATAAGCGAATATATTACTTCAATTAAATCAGGTTTTGGTAGAGGTTTAAACTCTCAAAAACCTATTAACAGTTTATTAGAGAGCTATGGAGCTACTAGATTATCTTCTTGGACAAAAGAAGGTATAAGAAACTTCTCAGAAACTTTAATAAACGAAATAAATGACATTATTAGCTTAAACTTCACAAGAGGTGATAAAATAAATTCTCACGATATGACTCAAGATTTAATCAGAAGACTACTTGAGAGAGAAGATACAAGAGATTTTGTTTCTTTTCTATTAAAAAATGAAGAAATGAAAGCTGATTATGTTAAAGAAATCCAAAAATTGTTATCTAATCCACAAACAGCAAATGTGGATGCTATGACTGTATCATTAACAAGATTAATTAATTCAGCAGAATATAATGCAATTTTTAAAGCAGCTCAATTAGCACCTGATAAGAAATCTTTCTATAAAACAATTACACAATGGTGTGATAAACAAGGTGGAATTACATCCTATTATGTCCACAACCTTCTATCAGGATTAGGTTCACTAGCTAAGAACATTGGTTCAGGAGTTGTGAATACTATGTACTTCCCTGCTAGAAAGATTTTAGCAAGTTTTGACCCTTTTATTGACGAAACTACAAAAGAAACTTTGGGAAATGAAGGATGGAGGACATATAAATGTATGCTTCAAAGTTGGCAAGAAAGTTGGCAACTTATGAAAGAAGCCTTTTTAACAGGTAATGGAAAACTTACTGATATAGGTGAGAATACCTTAAACATGAATGAAGGTCAATTTAAAGGTTATCACGAACTTAAAAAATTTAATTATTATTTTCAAGACTCTGCTAAGTTTTGGGAAGGTATGCAAAACTTGCATTCTATTATGACTAGAGCTATGGGAGCTACTGATGAATTTATGTCACAGCTTAATTATCGCTCAATCGCTAGAAGTAAAGCACTGCAAGAAGCTGAAAGAAATGCTATTGAAGCAGGTATGAAAGATAATGAGGTATGGATAAATGAAGAAGCTGATAGGATATTCAAAAATAAATTTGATAATTACGGAAAGCCCACTGATGTAGAATCCTTAAATGAAGCTAGAACAATTCTTTATCAAAATAACTTAGATGGAACCATGTATAATTATCAAACTGGGGCTAAAGAACAAATGAGAGTACCTTCATTTGTAATGAAGCTTGCAAGTAATTTACAAAGTATATCTAATGAAAATGCTTTTATGAAGTGTATATTTCCTTTTGTTAAAACTGGTGCTAATATACTTCAAATGTCATTAGACCATAACGCTATTTATATGGTAGCTTCACCATTGCAAAGAAAATTACTTACAGAACAAACAGCCCAAGGTGCTTTAGCTCGTTCACAATGTGCTTTTGGTATGTTTTCGCTTGTTATTGGTTCTATGATGGCATTTAATGGCTTAATCACTGGTTCAGCACCTTCAGACCCTAAAGAAAGAAAAGCATTGTTTGCTGCAGGTTGGAAGCCCTACTCATTTAAAATAGGTGATAACTATGTTTCATATCAAGGTTATGAACCTTTACATGGTATGTTGGGTTTTGCTGCTGATTGTGCAAATTTATATTCAACAATAACAAATCCTGAAGATGAAGCAAGATTAAAACATTTTCAAGCTCAAATTTTACCAGCATTGGTTAATAATTTTCTGGATAAAGCAGCATTTAGAACAGGTTTAAGTCAATTAGATTTAGTTTTAAATCCTCAAGATGCTGATGAATGGCAAAAAGCTATGGCTCAAACAGTAAAAGGTCTTGTGCCTGATGTCGCTTTTGTAACTAATACAAGTTCTTTAGGTGAACATGATGTGCTTCAACCAAAAACAATGTATGAAAGAATTTTCTACAGATATTTCCCTGAAAAATGGACACCTATGGATTATAGAAGAAATGTATTTGGTGAAAAACAAAACATTACAGGTATAATTGTCACTTCTATAGGTGCACAGGATGGCTCCGCTGAAGAAAAAGCTTTAATGAGTTTAGCAAAATATGGCTACTCTCCATCTGAAATTGATGATGTTATCGCTAATACAGGTTTAAAAATATCTCAATTTAAAGATTCCAAAACAGGAAGAAGTGCTATGGATGCTATGAAAGAAGAAATGTCTACAGTTACTATTCAAGGTAAGACTTTAAGAGAAGCTGTTAGGGATTTAGTTACAAGTGAAGAATATCTATCTCTTCCTGATGGTGCTGATTTAGACACTGGAACAAGATGGGGAAGCAAAGAGGATACTAAAATTAATGCTATTAACGATATTTTTCTTATGTATAAACAAAGAGCAAAACAAAATATTATAGAAAATAGTGGTAATTTTGTAGATAATCAAGGTAGAACTATAGGAGAAGCAGCAGAAGATATAAAACTTAAGAGGTTACAACAACTTAATGATTTATACTAAGGAGTTTTAATAATAATGACACAATTTTATAGTCGCAATGACACAACATTTAATGGGGATGTTTATAGCATCCCCTTTTCTTATATAAAGGAAAATGAAATTAACGTATTTATAAATGATAAGTTATATAATGAGTGGGAATTTTTGAATGAATCACAAATTAAATTGACCCAAACACCTACAAATTTACCAGATAATTCAATAGTTTCAATAAGAAGAATAACAGATATTACAGAAAAAATTGTAAATTATAAAAATAATACAATACTATCAAAAGAACCTTTAAATTTAGCTCAAGCCCAATTGTTGAACGCTATTCAAGAAATTTATGATGATAATACAGCATTTAAAACAAATATAAATACTACGATTATTGAAGTTACAGAAGCAGCAAATAAGATTAATCAATTAGAAGAATCTGTAAATAGAGCAACTGAAGCATCAACAAAAGCACAAGAAGCTGTTTTATTAGCAAACACCAAAATGGAACAAACTACTCAAAAAATTGAAGAAATGGAAAATAAAACAGAACAAATAGAAGCAAATAGTGAACAAATAGCGACAATAAATCAAGCTATCTTAACCAAAGCCACCACATCACTAAACAATCTGACAGCTGACGGGGAAGCAAGATTTGACTGTAAAGTTAATACTGATGGTTCAAATTTAACGAATGTGAGTAATGCTTTTAAAGCCAAAATAGTCAATTGGGGTATCCCCGACTACGACTCCCGAATAAACACCGGAAAGCAAACACCATATACCGCGCCTTGTGATGGCTTGTTTGTCTATAGTAATAATTCCACCGATTCATATATGGGCTCTGCAAGTGTGAATGGCTTCTTGGTTTCAACATTAAGGGCATACACAACCGACTGCTTTCCTGTTGCAAAAAATGATGTGATTACACTTGCAAACACCCCACAAATAACCACGACGTACTTCGTACCAATGAAAGGAGAGATTAACACAAATGTTTAAATTTGCTAAAATTATAAACCCCGAAACAGGATTATGCCAAGTTGGGTTTGGGGATAACACAAAATTCTACCAATCAATCGGGATGAATAAGCAGGATGTAAAACAATCGGATATAGACGGATGTTGGTATTTAAGTTCAAAATGTCCTATGCAAACAGGAGCTCAACAGCTCATTCAAGCCAAACAAACCAAACAACAAGAAAACCTGAACAAAGCCAACGAAGCGGTTTTAAAAGGTTATGTGACATACAAAGGTTGCCAATTTGAAACAAACACGGACAATCAAAGCAACATGACCGCAACCGCCAATTTGATGCAGGCACAAGGGATTGAAGCTACACAATGGCTAAGTAAGGACGATATCCTGATTGAGTTGACGTTAAGTGATTTTCTAAATATCGGCGGTTTAATTTTGAACTACAAAACAAATTTGTGGACAAACGTTTATGCAGGCTTTGAAGCTCAAATTGAAGCAGCGCAAACCATTGAGGATGTTGAAAATATTGTAATAACTTACGGAAATATGGAGGACTAAAAAATGCACATAGCAGAAGTAATAGCAACTAAGCAATGGAAAAAGTTGGAAGATTTAATTAAACAAAAGGTTTCAAGCTTTGCTTTTGAAAACGGTAAAGAGTATACAATACAAAACCAGTCAAGCATTATCAATTTAATAGAACTTGATGCGGCCCCAACAGAACAAAACGGTTTTTCTCCAGGTGCAAGCAAAGAACCAATTATTTACACAAAAACATCAGGTGATTTGTATGTTCGTGCTTTATCAAAAAGCTTGCTTGTTATAGCTGATAATTCATAAGGAGAATAAAAAATGACCTTAAAATTCACAAACAGTATAAAAATAGGCGGAGGAAGCGGAGGGAATTCGCAAACAGACAGCCAAACCCCGATTGTCGAAATGACATCAACCACCGCAACACTTGAAACAGGCAAGTTTTACAAATGGGGCGAGGTTTCAAGCTTAAACATCTCGTTAGCAACACCACAAAGCGGGAAACTGCCCATTTATGCTTTTAAATTTACATCGGGGGAAACAGCCACAACGCTAACAATAAACGGCACCGTCACTTGGATT